ACAAACCCGTTCAAAATACCTGGGCGGTATATCGCAATGGACGAATGGGACGGCAAGGATTGGGTTCAAAACTCTCACGCCGCTGATTACATGCGCTGGACAAAAACCAGTTATTGGATGGAATGCCCTGAGATACCAAAGGAGTAGAACAATGAACATTTACCGTGAATACCTGCCGGATTGGGTAGCAGTGGAGGATTGGACACCGCCTACCCATGACGAGCTGCTGCTTGTAACGTACCAGGATGACCTAGGAGCGCCGCAGGTGATGACGGCCTACTACCAGGCCGAAACAACGATGTGGGCGCTTCATGGCTACTATGCGGGCTATCCCCACGCCGTGTACACTGTTGAGTATTACGGCAAGACACCGCCGTCTTGGTGGACTGCAATAGCATTACCATGGGAGCCAATAGCTTATGGCGTTCAAACTGAAACCGAAAACTAGCAAATTCAAACATGGCCCCGAGGAGCAGCAGATGATGTTGTTCTTTGAGCTGTGTCGGATTGAAGCGCTGCAACCAAATGCTAGTAGGATCTGGTCCGTAGGCTTTCATATTGCTAATGAAGGCAAGTGCAGCATCCAGAGACGGATCACCCTAAGCCGCTGCGGTGTGCGGCCCGGTGTTCCGGACCTGTTCTTCCCCATACCGTCTGACCTGTATCACGGGCTATTTATTGAGATGAAGGTTAAGCCAAATCGGCCTACGCCGCTCCAGCTCAAATGGATTCAGTGGTTAGGCGAATTGGGTTATAAAGCGGTAATTGCGTATAGTGCAGATGAGGCCCTCGATGAGTGCAAGCGATACATCCGGAACGAACCCTGAGACCCATTGGCTAATGACCAAGGGCAGCCCCGAGCAGCACCTATGGCTGGCGGTGGTGGAGCGAGCATTTATAGACTACGCTGATTTCTATCAGTACCTGGGTGGCAATCACAACGAGACAAGCAAAGCTCGTTTTGAGCGCATCGGCACGGAGCTCACGTTCCACAATCGGCGCAGCATCCTGCAAAGCCTGCAAGAGCTGGAGCGCTTCTTCTTTGGGCCGCCTGAACAATGGACGCTGCACTACATCGTTGACATGTGTGAGGCCAGTGATGTGCTGATGTACACCATCCGGGAGCAGGTAGCGGCCAAGTATGAGGAATCCCTCAAATGGGCAAAGAGCATCGGCGTCTTTGCAGAGATAACCGAGCTCGTTGAGCCGCTCAAATTCAAGACGTTTACTCAGAGCGTTTATCAAATAGACTCCAAGCTTGCCCAACACTATAGAGTAGAACTCCCGACACTATCGGCTCTAAAGCATTAACAAGGCTGGTAGCATCGGACTCTGATACTCCAACAGTGATAAGGCAGCCTGCGCTTAGGGTGAGGAGGTGTCTTACGATACTTTTAACGATTGGCATATAGCTCCTATTCGTTTGAAGAAGTTACGACCAAGATTGCACGCCCGTTCATTGGGCAGGATAAACTTGTCACTGATGCAATTCATTTTAGGCTCCCAGTAGTACCTGATTATACAATGACTGGAATTGATTAGGTACTGGTTGAGATCTACCTGCCTTCCGTCTACGCCGTCTAGGTCCGCTATACACGGCTGATGAGGGCTAGGATTGATTCCGTGTTTCTCACAGATGGTACCTGGCAGGCAGTGGCCGGCCACAATGTTGTCCACAAGACGACAATTAGGAAGAGCAGCAGCAGTAAGCTGTAACAGTTTAAGCCTGGCGTCATCATGCAGCGTCGACTCCAACGATGGGCTCACGTAACATTCAAGGTTTTGTACCCCAGCGATACGTTGAGCAAAGCGGCGCAGCGGCTTCTCAAAGCGCTTTATGACCCGCCTGTTGCCCGTTATGAGCCGTTTACTCATCCGTCTAGGGGTAAAGCCAAACATAAACTCATGGCGGCCACAAAAGCGATTACCGCGGACGCAGGTGAGGTTGGTGAGGTGTACCCGGATGATTTTGGGGCGCGGGTCTTTGAGGATGCGGTTGGCGCAATTACAGCGGGAGCCGAATGATTCCTCTAACCAGCCCGTAACTATGGGCCCCTTCCCCCAGGTGGTAAGGGTAAGACCACAAGGCCAGGAAGGATTGCAAAGGCCAAGGTAACTGGCTCCTTCAGCGTACGCCATCGGAACCCAGAGGAGTAGCACTAACAGTAGCGCCCTCATTTTTCTAATGCCTTGTCAATCTTGCTGTCTATGCGCTCCAGCCTGTTTTCAATCGTAGACAGGTTTCTGCGGAGATAGGTTACCTCCGCAGTAAGCGAATACTTGGTGTGCTCCAGTTCGGTAAGGCTATTCTTCATGGCTTTGTAATCCAGCCCAACGACGCTGATTACGACCCCAATGATTGCTTTGATGGCGATGTCGAGCCAGTACCTAAGCTCTGCAATGTTTTGTTCGGTCATTAGTGGCACCTGCCTCCAATACACGTATCAATAATGCTTAACTGCGCTTCTGTTTTACCCCCCATCATTTGCATAAACCGAGCGAACGCTGCTTTTGAGTTCAGCACCGCAGGGTCTTTGTCTATCTTCCCGAATACCGTTCCAATAAGGATGCAACCAAGAGTATCCCGATGAGTATTGCCGGAGTGAAATAAAATATTACTTCTGGCCGGAACATTGGTCACCTCAAACGTTAATCCAAATTTAGGACTGTTTACCCGTTTCACCGTGTACGTGCCTGCCGGGATGCAGGCGTGCAAAATTCCGGCATCCCCTCGACACACAAGATGCCGAGAGTGACGCCTAAAACCTCAGAAACCCTAACCAACCTTAGATTCATATCGTGCCTCAAGTGCTGTTACCTTTGCTGAAAGCTCCTGCACCGCAGCCACCAAATATGGCACCAGTTTGGATGAATCGACCCCCTGGTAGCGCGGATTGCCTGCGCTGTCAATTTCATCCTTTTCCCCTGTGACGGCTTGAGGAACAATATCTTGGAGCTCATGGGCAACAAAACCGATGCCATCTGATTCGTTTGCAATCCACTTCCATTTGCGCGGTTTGATTTGTTGAATGGTAGCCAACCCATCACTTAACTCTTCTACGGACGTTTTCAGTCGGTAATCTGAGCTCGTGTTGAATGATGTATTTGCGCCGTCGTGTGTAATCGTTCCTCTAAGTGATCCACCCTCATAAAAAGCCATCAGGACTCGTGTGCCGGCTGCTGCGCGATTATCTAAACCCAAACATGCGGCATCCTTGTCTGCTACCCGAACAACCTGCCCATGATCAGTGCCGGTGGCTTCAATATACGCTTTTGCAGTAGCGAAAAGTTGAGTGGTGGTGGTGTTCACCATTACCTGTCCAGCGCTATTAAGCCGCATCCCCTCCACTCGGCTTGGACCGTTCCCTATGTCCCACCGATGCGCTGTGCCGTCATAACGGTTACCGAACCCGGATTCGCTCCAAAAGCGCATAGCACCGTCGTAAGATGGCGCGCTAGTTGCGTCGATTCTGACCACGCCGTTGAGGTGCAGCTTTTCAGTTGGACTAGTCTGATTGATTCCAACCCGGTTGTTCACTGTGTCCAGGTAGAACCCGCTGGCTACCTGAAGCTGCCCAAGGTTTACTGCATCGCCGCTGGTAGTAGCATTACCCAAGCTAGTAATCTTGTACCCGGCCCAGTTGATGTTAGCTGTAGGGCTATTAGCGCCTGTCTTAGTAAGGCAGCTGTTGATAGCCGTAGCAAAATCGTCATCCTGAGAATCATGACGAGTCGCCAATATGCCAGTGCCAGCCGTTTTATCTCCAACCCAGCCACCGCTAGCGCTGTTCCACTTTGTATATGTTCCACCTGAAAATGGCATGACTCTCCTATCCGATGTTTTTTGTTACGTTTGCCACATAAGCCCGGGTCTCCGCAGGAACCAGGTGCTTGATGTTGTTCCATGTTGGTTTTTTGTTGTCCTGCTCAACGGCTTTCAAGCGCTTAGCTACCGCTGTTGGCCCAAAGTTGTAGGCCGCCAGTGCCAGCTCATAAGAACCAAAGCGGTCTAGCATCTGCTTGAGGTATCGGCTCCCTGCTTCTACATTGGTTTGAGGATCAAACCTGTCCGCAGGGTTTATGCCTAACGCCTTAGCTGTTTGAGGCATAAGCTGCATCAGGCCACCAGCTCCCTTCTTGCTGACCGCATAAGGCCGCCCTCGTGATTCTGCTTGAATCACCGCCTTCACTAAACTAGGTGGAGCGTATGATTGACCTGTAGGTACAGTTACATTGGTGCCTTTTACGGTTGTTGATGCAGCCGTTGGCTGACGCTCTTCGGCTCCAGCTGACGGGATAGCCATATCCATAATCTCTTTCAGCAGGGCATCTGAGTTTGTTTGAGCGCCGGTAGCTTTTGGTTCCATGCTGGCTATAGGCTTTGCAGGCTCTTGTGCTGCTGCATTCTGCTTGGATTCTTCCCGCGTAGTGTTTGCACCTGCTTTTGCGGTTAATACTCCCATCGCTTCCAGGCTTTTAATGAAGCGCTGAACGTTTTCTTCTGTTGGTGGCGCAAGCGCTGCCTCTAGGAGCTTAGGGTTTGCAAAGATCATGGCCTCTGCTTTTGCAAGCTGGTCTGCGCGAGTTTTAGCCAAAGCGGACATGCCAGCACCCCCAACCAAGCTGACTATGCCTTTAGCAACTTTTGGCAAATCTCCTTTCCATAAATTTGCCACGGTATAAAGCGCCGATCCTGTTGAAACAGCAGTGCCAGCTTTTGAAACCATTTTGATAAAACCACCTGGATCTTTAAGCGCTCCAAGGACTGTACTCCAAAGATTAGTAGGAGATCCGCCTAAGGCCGATTGTTTTGCCAAGCTTTTAACGTCATCAAATCGCTGAAGGTCATCTAACGTGCTTTGTAATTGTGAAAGATCACCTTCTTTATACAGTACTTCGGCTACACCCATGCGCTGACTCAAGGCTTCCTGAAACCCTCTTGGCCCGCCAGTAGCTACTGTTTGTTTGCCTTCTTTAATGACTTTTCCTACAAACACTTTTTGCAGCCATTCTTGGACGTCACTGTCGGTGATGGCGCGGCCTGCTGCTTCTGGAGTTTGCAATGCCTCTTTTAATGTAACGGCCTTAGCTTCGTCATGAACCTGGGCGGCCCGCATCAGTCGGTTAAACTGATCTTGAAACAGTAGACGTAACTTGTTTTCGTTTTGTTGTAATGTTTCGACTAGGGAGCCACCTTTGCTTTGTTTGAGTAAATCGCCAAGAATGGTTCCCTTTGCTGCTTCAATGTAGAAACCATCTTCTAGTCCACCAAAAGCATCAACAAAATTTCGCACACTAGTTTCGTCTGCAAACACTTTGCGGGGAATCATTGAATCAGTGATTGACTGATATTGTTCAAACCCCGTAAGCGCCTGCTTTTGGGTAGCATATCTTTGTAATTGTTCAAATTCGTCGCCAAACAATGTTTTAAACAACGTTTTGTTTTCAGCCAAGAATTTATCAGGCGCAACCTGCCGATTGAGCCGTGACAGTAGCTCTTTGCGTGCGCCAATTATGGGCGGCGCGGTTGTTTTGCCACCAAAATCTCTGACTAGCTTTTCAACGTTTTCAGTTTTTTTGAGTAAAGCATCGGCAACCTTCTCTGCTGCTAGCTGAAACTCTCCGCCTTTAGTCGCTAAAATTTGACCAACGGCGCCACGACCCCATTTTTCATAGTAAGCTTTTGTTGCGCTTCTGGCTTCATTTACGGCTTGGATGGCCTGCTTAGCTTCAGGTGATGCCGTTTTTGATACTTCAAAATTGAAATCTGCAAGTTTGTTGTATATTGCGCTTACACGACCAAGCAATTTGGTATCCTTAAAATTGCTTTTGTCGCGTTTAGCATTAAAGGCTAATTCAAACAGTTCTTTGTAATCTTTAACTGTACCTTCGCGAACAACGTTGCCTTCTGCATCTGGAGCAAGCTCAACCAAACGTTTTTTTAATTCCGTTATAGAGCTGTTGGGGCCAATTTTGTCGGGCGTGTACTCACTCAAAGTTTCTAAGGTATCAACGGCAAATTTTTGCAAATCAATCGGTTGCGCAAAATTTATTTTGTCTGATTGCCAATACGTTTGTTCAACGGCTTTAGCTTTTTCGCGTGCTTTTTCCAGCTTGCTTCGCAATGCTTTGCCTGTTGCAGCTTGGTCTATTGGCTTGGTAGGAATCCCTAAGGTTTCGGCAGCCTGTTTAACCTCTTCAGCGCGTTGCTCAAGTTGGGATTGCGCCATGCTTCGGACGCTTTCGGCTAGTTCTCCTTTTTGGGGAACAATGCCAAACGTTTCGGGGTTTAACTGCTGCCCTGCAACAATTTTGGCCTGTTTTTCAGCTAACACTTTGGCGGCGGTTTCCTCTACATCCAGCCTATTCACATCAAAGCCTACCGCCCGCAGAGCGTCGTCCAAATTCTGTTTCCACAAGTCCGTTGCTTCTGAAATAATTGGTTGGCCAACGGCACTTTGACCGACTGCGGCTTGTGCTGCTGCGACATTTGGCGCAGGTACGACACCCGCCAATGTTCGAGCGGCTCCGGTTGGGCTAATGTTTTCGCCAGCTTGTAATGCTTCAGCAAGGGTTGTCTTTTGTTCTGGTGTAAGAATGTTAGCAACCCTTTCAGCTGCAAGGTTGTCGATGGTTGCTTTATTACCTGCCAACACGCCAAGCGCTCTGCTGCCAGCAGCTTTTTGGGCAAGAGTTCCAGTCACAATTGGTGCAACTACTTGAGTAAGGGCGCTTTCAGGAGCTAGCGCTTTAGCAAGCTCAGAGGTTCCGTAGCCTACGGCACCGCCAACCACTTGCGCCCCCTTAGCGGCCTTTGCTAATGGAAACATCCAGGAGGTTGCTGTCTGAAGCGCTGATGACGGCTCAAGCCCCACCGTCTGCATTGTTTGCGGCCATCCTTCGCCAATGTACTCACTGGTTGGGAAGTATGGCAAATCGGCTCCTACTCTGTTTGCCAAGAATGTAGGCGCAGCAAGACCAAGGTCAATAAGCCCGCCACCTGCAAGCGCTACTCCACCAAACACGTCGCCTGCTCTGCTAGCCAACCATTTACCCCAACCACTTTCTTGGGGCTTTGGACCTAAAGCAGCGGCTAGGCTATTAGCTGCTGTCGGCGCAGCAGTAGCCATTGGTGCAGCCATAACTGGAGCGGCGGCCTGCGGCGCAGGAGCTGCCCCAAGGTCGGCAAGCAGGCGATCTACTTCAGAGATTGCATCGTTTGGATCCATATTTGCCTCTATGGAAGAATACCGGCTGCCTGTTGTTGTAGAGCATCATTTGTCGGGTCACCCAGGGCCTGTAATTGGAGCTTTATGCCCTGCAATCGTCTTACCTTCTCTTCTTGTGGAAGATTGGAAGCGCCAATGGCTTGCGCTTCTTTTCGTAGGTTATCCGAGAACATTGTTCTGTAGGATTGGATTGTTGGCAGTTTTGTTTCATCAGCAGCTTGCCGTCCTAATGCAGATTGAATTGTCGGGTCTGTTGGCAACCGTTCTGCTATTGCAGGGTTCGTTTGAAATGCCCTGTTTATTGTATTGCGCCACTGTGCAACTGCATCATCAACGGTAATACGAGCGCGGTCCGGCACCTGTCTGCGGATGTTCTCTGCGATAGATTTAGAATCCAAGACACCTTCCATGCCATAAAACTCGCCAAAGATGCTGCGCATGAACAGTTTAGTATCAAGATCGGACTGAGCCTTACTCAAGCCGTTGAGCTGAATAAATGAACCAATCTTGGCTAAAACCTGGTTGCGGAGATCTCCGATTTCGGTGTTTGAGTTATTGAGATTGGCTTTTACTTCAAGTGCAGAAGCTCCCTTGCCACCATTTAAGGCTTCCCATCGTGCGGCTAGAGCATCCACTTCAGCAACTAGCTTTTGTCGCTCTGCTATTGTTGAAACATATTCCCGAGACGGAATGCCAAGTTTTTGGATTTGGTCCTGTAAACTTGTTTCAAGATCTATGGCTTTCTTTTTAGCATAATTGTTCATCTCCTGTTGTTGCCTATTTAGATCTCGTTCCCCTATTAACTGTTGTTTAAGCCTTTCACGCTCTTCCGCATCTTTGGTGGCCTGTTCGCGTAATCGTTTTGTTCGTTCTTCAATTATGTCTGAACCTGCTTGTTTGCGTTTTAATTCTTCCGCTTGTACAGCTGCATAACTTGGGCCAGCTTTAAAAGCAGCCTCTGCCTCTAATTGTGCAGTACGACGTGCAGCAAAATCTTCCGGTGTTAGTGTGCCACTAATTTGTCGCCGTCTCCGTTCGGCTTCTTGGTCTAGAATATTGCTGATTCCTGGTTCGCCCTGTAATTGATAAAGCTGACGTTGCTTTTCAACTGCATTCGCAATCTCTTGCTGATTCAATGCCTGGCCTAAAGGACTAAGCTGCATTTGCGCTTGTGTCTCAAGCGTTCTCTGCTGTTGTCGGGCAGCCTGCTGCGCTTTCAATTCATTCTCTGTGAGTACAGTGTCTAGTTTCAGTAACCGACCCTGTACGTTTGGCTCAAAGAAACCCCCTGGAGCGCTTTCAATAATGGAGCGCCGTGCCGCTGGACTGTCTGCCGATAGCATAGCATTGGCTAGCTCCTGCGTGCGAATGCCCGCCTCATTGGCGTCCTGTCGGGCCTTAAAACCCAATAGAGCTGCCACTAGGCCTCCACCTAGCGTGACTGCTAGGTTTTGCCCTGCCGAAGCGTAAGGATTGACCAACGCTGGTAATGACTGTGCCAGTGTTGAACCAGCTAATCCATAAATGGATTCACTGCCTGGATAGTAAAAGAGTGAGTCATCTGCCATATTATTTTGCAATCCCTGCGCCTAATCCCTGGCCGAAGCCCGTCGCAAATCCACCAATGGCTGCGTTTGTTGCACTAGCTCCTTGTCCTTGGCCTTTCTGCTTTTCAAGCTCCGCTAAGAACAATTTATCAAGAGCTGATTCATAAGCGTTTGCATTTCCGCCGCCGCCACCACCTGCTGGTTTCAATCGTGCTTGTAGCTTTACCAGTGCTTTGTCATACTCAGCTTTAGCTTTAAGGGCAGCCGCATCGGCACTGTAGCCACGTTCACGGAGTTGTTTCTCGTATTCAAAGTTCGTGGCCCGCAAAACTGACTCAATTTGCGCAGCACGTTGCTGTGACATCTGGCCGTACCCTGCTTCAAGCGCCATCTGTCGCTCTCTGTTAGCAGCATCAGTCTGCTGGCTAATCTGGCCCATTTGGCCCTGATAGAACGGCATGTACGCTTGCATGGCTTGAAACGGCATTCCCCACGTCTGGGCAGCTTGTCCGTAGGCTTGTGCCTGTACGCCCTGAGCGGCTTGCTCTGCTGCGCTCATGGCTTCCTGACGTGCCAGATCCTGCCGCTGGGTGTTAGCCCTCATAAGAGCTTGCGCTGCCTCACTATTAGGGTCAAGCCCCCGCTCTACAATGGCTTGCTGGGTGGCTAAGTTCTGACGGCCAAACTCCTCTTGGGTGCGTCGTTCAAACTGTCCCATGACATTCTGCCGGGCCTTTTCCATTTGAGCAGAGAAGTCTCCAGGTTGGAAAGCCCCCTGATTCTGAATAATACCCATACTGCTAGAAAGCCCCCCTAAACCTTCAGCAATGAGTTTTTCAAAATCAGGCTCTCCCGGAGGTGGCGGCTCTTCTCCAGGAGGTGTAGGGCCAGGGCCAACAATCGGCGGGGGCTTTGGCACTTCTGCGGTAAACTCCGGCGGGAGATTAGTAGGTGGCGCAAAAGCAGGAGTTGCTTCAGCCGCTGGAGCTGCTTGAGCCACTTCAGGCGCTCCTTTCGACACATGCTGTTGCCAATTCAGCCCATACATCTCACCAACACGTTTTAGTCCTTCATAGGCTTTTGCATATTCTGGACTGCCAGGAGCCGCTGTTTTTAGAATGTCCTGATTGCGCTTGTAGCGGTCCATCTCTTTTGGGTCTCGTGGCCCGGTGGATGGAGGCTTAGGCGGATCCTTTGCCATTGCTCCACCTTTGTTGTCGCGATCTTTGCCTTTTCGTGTTGCCATAGTTATACCTGCCCGCCAACATCAAAACGTATTTCAAACCCGTACATCTCCAACGGTGCATCCTTTACTGCCCCACCAAACCGAATGGACGCATTGTGTCCTTGGCCTTTAGCTGCGAACCGGTCATAAACGTATTCCACATCATCTGACCAAGGACTATCCCAGGGGCTATCCCAAGGCGTAAACGTTCCCGGATTCAGTGTAACAGTTGAGACTGTAGGCGATACCTTAAAATCGGTGTCAAGGCCAAGGTTAAACGTAAGGCCCTTCTGCGTGCGAACTAACGGCCTAATATCTTTGAAAGCCTTGTAGTTGCCCCGAGACCCGAAGAAGTTGTACGCCATGCGGCCTGCAAACTTGATTGAGTTGTTGAAGTTGGCTTCAGTAGATCCAGCGCTTGCTGCATCAACATAACCAGTTTCTCCTTCCCAAATCGTTCCACTAACGTTGCCATAAAACGGCTTGTTGTTAAACAGAACGGAGCACAACATATCGCTGTCGTTGACTAGCTTAAACGTAGTCCATGCTTTGGTGTCGATTGAGTAGACAAGGAAGAATCCGCCTTCTCCACTAGTCGGGACTGTTATGTAAACCCGCCTGCCCTGTGGCCAAAAAAAGCCATGCCATTGGTGGTCAAACCCAATGGTATTAGCCCATTTGCTAATGATGGGATTAACGCGATAACTGACTGTATAGAGTGCTTGTTCTGGGTCGGATTGGAACAAAGCCGATAGTGGCACGACCCCCTGCCGGGTAATAACCCACACATCGTTATTAACTCTGATAAAAGAACGATAGCTCATTGGGGCGCCGATAAAATAGCGTGCTACAATACCCCATGTTGTCGGGTCTCCTGCATAGGTGCCGGTGTAAAACACAATCTCACCTTCACTGCTGCAAGCCCAAAAATACTCCTGGGTTGCTAGGTTGGCAGTATTAGAATAACTGCCAATGCCAACAAGGCGTCCGCCTCTGGTAAAGACGTAACTAAAATCAAATGCGGTGAGTGCAGGCGTGCCACCTGTTCCGGTTACTTGCAGGCCGCCGTACCATACCTTTGCTGTGCCTTGTTCAACAAAGTACAGGCGTTCCTTGTACGCGGTAACATTCACCAAAGACGCCATTGAGGTAGGGCCGGTAAAGGTCACATTGCTTACACTTGCAGCATTACCATCCCAATAAAGAGGCGTATCAGCCCCGTTACAAAAGTAAATACGATTGTTGTACACAACCGTGTTAAACTCTGGAGAGGTGTAAAGTGTAACGCCAGGGTTTAAAGCAGTTTCGTTCTTATTAACATCCCACGCAACCAGTCTAACATTGCTAGAAGCGCCATAGGCTGCAATAAGGTATTGTGTACCGTCGCCCTTAACTAACGTGCCAAGAGTCTGAACGTTACTGCCTGCAACACCCTTCCATGATTTATACCCAAGCCTAACAGAAGGAGCGCTTGGTCCTGGGAAGATGTTTACCAGCTCCAAGGCGTACTGCTCCTCCATGCGGTCGATTGGTGTGACCACATCAAGACCGCCGTAAGGGGCGGATACTGTAAGACCTTGGAGCGACATTCTTAGCCTTTACGAACTTGTGGTTTAGCCGCAGAGAAGCCAGTTCTAGCTGCGTTCATTAACTGTTGCTGATAAGCTCTGTCTGCTTGTTCCTTGGTACCGTAAACCCCTGGGGACAGCCTATAACGTCCGCCCTGATTGGCTGATGGCCCAAAGCCTGCCGCTGCCATATCAGCAGCAGAAGGAGCTGGCATTGGTTTATTTATCATAGTGCCGCCGGGATATGGCACGCTGACTGGCTGGCCTGGCTTTGCTGCGTCCATTTTCATCCCCGTTATCTGAGCAATTTCAGCTGGGGATAAAGGACCAGTAGGTCGGGTGGACAGATTGCCCTGACCAAAAGCTGCCACATCAGCCGCAGTTGGGGCATTGGCCTGCCCTGATACAACGCCCATCATTTGACCCATCTGCTCTGGGCTAATCGGTCCAGTTGGCCGGTTGCCCATCCCGCCCATTTGCCGCCCGGCTGCCTGAGCAATCTGGTCCATGCTTGCACCTGATTGTGCCATCTGGCTCATCTGATCCTGAGGTCCCGGGCCTTGCACACTTTGCAGTGCCTCCGCCAAAGACTGCCCCATACGGTCTGGCTGCCGGGAAGGCTGATTAGGCAATACCCGTCCACCCGGACCAGTAAGCTGCCCCTTTTGATTGCGATAAACTCCATAGTCTACCCGCTCAAGTTTTTGCCGTCTTGGCGATGTTGCTAATGCTCCACCCTTTGAACCTTGTTTTTTAGCCATTATTTCCTCTTTGATTTACTAGGCGCTTCATAAGCCCGTTGCAGAGCTTCCTTCATGCTTTTACCCGGAACTAATTCACCTCTATCATTTCGATATAGTCCTGGCGATTGACGTGCCACTTGCCCTTTGCCGGGCCGAGGCACTATTGCCGCAGATTGCGAATTTTCTGATTGTGGCACACCAAACTGGGTTTGAGCCATTTCTTCGTAGATTCTACGAGCTTTTTCTTTATCAGCAATGACAACTTCACCCTTTTTTGAAGAGTACATATCCTCATTGATTAGGCGTTGTGTCACCGCTTTTTGTTGCTCAAAGCTAAGTTGAGACCAATTAGGAACACCGGCTTTTTCGGCATAATCGGGTTTAAAAGCATCAAGGTTACCATATACACCGGTAAGGTCTCCCGCTTCTAATCCTGCTTCCTTATACTCATTGAATGTTTTGTATTTGCCAGCAAAAGGCTTGGTTTTGTCTTTTGGTCCCTCTGCGACTTGCGCTCGCATTGCGCCCACGTAATTTTGCCATTGAGGATCATCAGATTGCTGCATCAGTTGCCCACTGTGCATTTCCTGTGTTCCCTTGGTCGACTGATGAAACAGCTTGCTTCGGATATTTTTTCCTAAACCAAAATCAATTCTATCAGTAAACTTGTCATGTGCCTTATTAAATTTCATCAAACTTTCGGTAGCTTTGCCGCCAGTAGCAGCGTCTAAACCAGCCAAAGCAGCATAGGCTACCCAACCGTAACCAGGAATCCAAAGTAAAGCTGCCTTTTGTGCTTCGGCTTGTGCTTTTGCAGCTCTATCTGCACTTGAGCCTTTGTCACTTATCATTTGCTGCCCGATTTGAGCAGCGGCCACGGCAGTACCAACCCCAGGAGCGTACGCCCCTAAAGATCCAGCTGTTCCCCCACCGGCCAAGGCTTGCGTTCCAGCTGCAACATTATACGCGCCGCCAGCGATGTTTGCAGCACCGCCCAGCTTTTCTCCACTCTGAAACTGCCGGTAACCGTTGTATGCTTGAGCCGCTCCACCTGCTACCTGCAAACCAGCAAGTGCTTGACCTTTAAAAGAGCCGCCATAGCTGCCATCTGGCTTTATAATTTGACCATTGTCGCCAATTTGTGCGCCATCTGACATTAGTTTTCCCGGCGTGCCATCAGGCATAGTTACAGAGCCAACCTCGGTGACAGGCTGCATATCGGCTGACGGCCCGGTCGGTTGAGGCTGCGCTGCTTGTGTAGGCGTTGGTGTCGGTTGAGTTACTGGCTGCTGTTGCGGCATTGTAGTTGGTTTAGCTGCATCAGCTGGACCAAACAATGCGTTGTAGCCTTCTTTAACTCCTTGAACTGCTAAGGCGCCGCCCACTGTGCCACCAACATATCCGCCCAGTTGTGCTAATTGATTACCTTGTTGTTGTTTAGCCTGTTCTTCCGGTGTTTTTGGAGTTCCAAACCGTTTGTTAGTCTCCGCCATAGCCACGTCTTGTGGATAGCCCTGACGACGTAGCCAGATAAAAAACAGTTGGGGGTTTTGTGCCACTTGCGGCGGCATCCCAGGTGGTAGGTCTGTTGGTTGGCTCATATCCAGGTTCCAAAAGCTACTCGGTTATTGCGAGCAAACAGGTCCGGTGCTCTAACCCCTGCAACCATAATCGTTTTGCCGGTCTTAGCTCGCCCAAACTCTTCATGAAGCTGCATATCAAAGGTTGGCTTGATGGTAGTTAGCCCGTGCATTTCAGCAAAGCGCTCTTTGACGCCCTGCTCAACAAGAGCCTCACTGAATAGGCTCACGTCTGTATCGGCTAAGAATGACATATAGGAGCCGTCATAGTAGGCCCATGTCACACCACCATCTGATACACTTCCGCTTGTATGCGTTGGAGCTGTGGCCCCTGTAGTGCCTCCTGCGGTGGTTTTGTAATAGTTGCCGTTGTTAAAACAATAACTGCCAGCTGTAAACGGCGTGCTAGCCACCCAGTTTCTAGGCTTAACAGAGCGGTCGGCAATGTATTCAAAGATAAGGATTTGCCCGTTTTGTGCCGCTGTTGGCGTAGGAGTAATTAGCAGCTCGTTATTGCTCATCCCCCGTATTTGAAAGCGGCTATAGATAGTGGTGTTTAACCCGTAACCACGGATCTCGCCGTATTCCTGCACAGTCAAAGGGCCGAGGATACGCCAGCGGTCGCTTTGATTCCAAAAGGTATCGTACTGTAACCAAGAAAAGGCGGCGGGCAAAGCATAGGTACTCTGCCCGCCGACTAGGGTAATGGAGCCAGAAGCGTAACACTTGGGCCAGGGGTAAGCCTCAAAGATGTCACGATTAACACGGTTCACCATTGCCAATAACTGCTTAGTTGTGGTTTCCGTAGAAGCAACAATGTTGCTCTCTACGGTATACCCACACTCGTTGGCTACATTGCTGACAATGGTTGCGAGAGTCATACCTTCCGTAGTCGTCCTTTAGGCGATGGTTCAGGTAAGTTGTCCAATTCATCCAGTATTGCGGGATCTGATGCAGAAACCACTACGGAAGCAGATTGGATCACCTCCTTTCGTTGTTCGCGCAAATCGGTCCCCTCTGAAGCCTCAACCCGCTGCATGAGAAGCTCGACCTGATCGCGTAGTTTAGCCACCCTTTCTTGTTCTTGTTTGAGCTGCTCCTCCAATTTCATTACATTTGATTGTGTGCAATTAGCAGCGTCTAACCAAGTTTTTGCCATCTTTATGAAACGCCCTGAGGTTCCCAGGCGCTGCTTTACGGCATCTGATGCTTCCGCAAGTTGCTCAACCGTTTTGAATCCAAGGTGAGCTAGCTCTTTTACAACGGAACCAGGACAAGGTGCCCATTCGGAAAGAGGTGTACCTTCTGTAACTGGAATGAGTCCTGACTGGTAGGCTGCCCATTCGTTTGGGTACTGACGGGAGTCTTGTGGCTCGATTCGTCTGACGGTCTCATCACCACCAGGGAACTGAATGGAGATGCTTGGTATCTCGTCATAAATAGGTCGGCCAGCTTCAAGGCTTTTGACTTTGTTTTCATTGAGAGCATTAAAGAATCGCACGTTGGGGCGTCTAAACTGCTTTCGGTTGATGATAGCATCATAATCGTAGCTTGGTTGGTTCATTTTTCCTCCATTGATATACAGCCTCTTTCAAATAAAGAAGCTAGGGTGTTACCCGATACCAATAGAATAACACATTGCAACGCTTCCGCTATTCACAAATCCATCGTAACTGTAACCGGTTCCTGCCTCTGGCTCATCTTTAACTGCCAGGATAACAGTGCCGGAAGATTCAAACGTGGTAAAACCCTCTGGGATTGTTTCGCCCCCGTTGAATATCCAGCCGCAACGATCATGCTGTTGGTGTTCAGTCCTGTAAGCATTGCCCAAGAGCTGCCGTTGTTGACCATTGTCACAATAGTTGAGCTTGCTTGGTTTCTAGTAACAAGACACCCTACTGACAAAGCGGTAATTCCAATACTACCAGATTCACTGCCTGCTGCTGTAAGGGAAGCAATGTGGTAGTAGTTGCCGCCATTGTTGCCACTAGTAAGGCTTGTGAACCCCATGGGTATTGAAAACGGCGTGTCTTTGGTAGCAAATACAATGACTAGATCGCCTGACTCAATGCCCGTTGGGTAGTTACCATCATTGCTGGTGCCCACGACATTTGGGTTTGAGGTCGGACCTCCGCCGCCTGTTTTCTGTATCCCAGCAGTGCTTGTGCCAAGACCAATAAACATTAGTACAGCGCCACAATAAGGGTTGCTGACGTACCGTCGGCCATTACCTTAGAAACAAAAATAGGAAGCAAAGTACCGGCGGGAACGGTAAGAGAAACGGCAGCGGTATCATTGCAAGCAACAATATTCACAGTGCCTGCACCGCCAACCCATAATCCTCGGCAGCCAGTAAGCACGGTGGTGTCACTTGGTGTAACACTGGAAAGCTTATACGCCGGAAACATGGCGCCAGGGTTGCTTGGTGTAAAGTCTGGCATAAGACCTCCAAAAGCGGGGGGATTGCTCCCCCCGTACTAACTAAGTCGCTTTAGTAAATTTGAGGAAGAAAAAAGACGTCCCGTTACTAATTACCAAATAGCAATTAGTATCTTCGTTGTTGTCTTTAACCACTCCAACAAACCCACTACCAACGGTGGAGGGGAAACCGAATGACGTAGTTAATTCTGTTGCAGTAGGGACTGTAGAGCTAACGATGTCATTAACAGCCTGCTTGGTCCGTAAACCGGCGGCTGTAGCATTAACAACACCAGTAACAGTAAGGCTTCCGCCTACTGTTGCAGCGCCTGATACAACACCATCTGCTACGGCATTAGCCAATTCTGGCGGCATACCGAGGCCAATAAGAGTAGTTGTGCTTGCCATAAATCCTCTTAAAAAAGGGGAGCTGTACAAGCCTCCCCATTAGTTTAGTTGACCTTAAGATGCGCTACGGAAAACAATTCAACCGCCGCTGCTGGGGTCGTGCTTGCCACACCTACCACATACGAAACCTTGGTTGTAGAAGCATCGTCTGCAACGCCAGCTGTTGCCGTGGTGTTGAGGTTATTCTTAGCAACATATCCTGCTGCTACTTTCCCCTTAATCCCACTGCCAGCGCCGCCGCCAGCCAATCCGCCAACCCATACCCAACCGTATTCGTTATCGGCAAAAGCAACCTGCGCTACTCCTACCAATAAACCCTGCGAACCTGCATTGGTCGTGGTAAGCATTGCAGCTTGACCGTCTGCTTCAATCTTTACAAAAGCAAACTGGTCGATTGCTCCATCTGCCTGCACGAACACGAACTCACCTTCTGGGCTTGAGCCAACCGACCCAAGCTTTGCAGGCAAGGGTAGTACACTTGCATCAAAGGTTTTCTTATAATTTACACCAAACGATCCTGATTGTGACATGATAATCTCCTTCTATCTTACTGGTATATTACAGCCTGAAGAGCCGGAGCCGAACAACAGAGGTTTCCTTCAACGATCATCACGGTGAAGTAAGCATCCTGATCAGCAGGGCGCACCATTTCCGGAGCCAGCGGCTTAAAGTCACGGTCACGGATGAGGTCAAGCGACCAATACTTGGTGTTCAACAATCGAATGGAGTTAGTCTCAAGCACGCTTGAACCGTATCCACCATCGAAGATGAAATCGCATCCATCATAATTCATTGCCCGAAATCCAGCCGATGCCTTCTTTACAGGGAGGGCAATGCGCTGAATCGCGGTGAGCGAGCTATGGAGGAACTTCCAAGCAGTGCGGTCACACAGAGCCAGGTCTGGCATTTCGCTTCCCCGGGTTACCTGAGTAAGCGCATCCGTTACCTGCTCCTGTACGTTGGCAGCGGTAAGTGTTACGTTTACAGCCAGGTTGCGAGCAAAGCTGTTTGATGCGCGGTCAATCTTTCCGTAGGTACCGCTTGAAGGAGAGGTACTAACGGCTTTCTTGATTCCGTCAAACTCCATGCCGCCTGAACCAGTACCATCGCCACGAAGCGCAGCAGATACTACGTTCTTTAACCGAGTCATTGCTGCATCCATTTTAAGGGATACAACATCAATCAGCTGGGCCTTATCACGGTTAGCAGCCTTTTCACGTCCGCTGATGCTTACAGGCTCATAGCAGCTTTTGATGGAAAAGATAAAGGCCGTGAGGTCATCAATCGAATCCAGGTCAAATGCTGAATAGCCAGAATACCAGCCACCGACGGCGCTGTCGTTGTACATTACCGGCTTTCGCAGTTCATACCCACCGGGGACACGGCGAACGAGTCCCTGCGACTTAAGTGCCGCTGAGAGCGGGTTGTGATGAAGAACCAGGTCTGCAATCTCGTCTGACTGGTCCCATAGGGTAGTTACCAATGCTTCTTCTATGTTTGCCATTTTTTACCTCAATGAATGTTTTTATGTACGAAGACCTAATCGCCAACAAGGCGACGCTCTAGGTTTTCTTTGAATGAGAGTCCTTTAACTCTGGGAGTCCCCGTTCCCGGAGAGCCAGATATGGAACGTGCAGCAGCCTTCGCCTTTTCAGCGACCTGTTGCTGTTGTTGTACCCTTGAACCAGCGGCCATTTTTTGAACGAGGCCGGAATAGTTAGGGTTCCCGTGTATCACATAGTTGTAGGCGGTTTCCAGGATCTCTTGCTGAGAGCTGTACTTGCCAGTGGCACCAAGTGCCTGAACTATGGGGATCATATCAGATTCAATTTGTGAACCTGTTTCAGGATCCATAAACACGGGCTTGCTAGCCTTAAACGATTGTACAAGCATTTCATTATATTGTGCAACAGCATTTTGCCGATGCTCGTCCATAGCTGATTGTAGACGCTCATCTGCTATACGTTCGGCCTCTTCCCGGGTAAGATACTGGCTAGTATCCACGGGAGTCGCCTGCATAAGCTGGCCGCCTGGAGCTTGTTGCTGAAGAAGGTCTTGGGGCGTTAATCCATAGGTTTCTAGCCATTCCTTAGCGGCGTTAATTGGGTCCGTGCTGATTGCCCGGTCCCATTCAATGGCTCTCCGTGCCACATCGTAAATATTCAAATTGCGTTTGACATATTCAGGTTCGTAGCGCTTTACCACATCCACCAACGGATTAACAACCTTTCGAGCGTCTTCAATCTCTTGTTGACGGCGTTGGTAATCGGCTCTCGTTTCGTAGGAGCGTCGGTTGACGTACTGTTGCAGGATGTAAGCGTTTTGGGGTGTTGGGTTAAGGAAGGCGTCTCTCTCTTCCTGCCGCATATCGGCTGGCGGAACGAGCAGCGGTTGCGGTGCCGATGTCTCCAATGTAGTAGCTGTAATCTCGTTGGTTGGCGTCTCATACTGACTTTCCACCTCCGTATCTTGTGGCATGTTGCGATTAAGAGCCTCCTTAAAAGACTCTACTGCGTTGGTTTCTTGTGTGTCTTGGGTTTCGTTATCTTGCATTGTGGCGCTCCAAAGTTGCTTGAATTAGTTTGTCGATGGCCTTCTTCTGTTCCCGCTGTTGCTCCTTTTCAGGGTTGTAGCCTTTTTCATAGGCATCCCCAATTTCAACCGCACCTGCGGCTTTGTAGGCTTTTCGTAAAGCGCTTTTGCTGGTGTATATCTCTTTGGAGTTGAGCGGGTTTCGCGTAGGTGGCATCTCATCTGTTGTGTAGTAGTTGCGAGCCATCTTTGTTGTATCGCGTTCTATTTCATCGATTGGTACCACCTTCTTTTTTTTGGGACACCAACCAAGCACTATTCTGGCCATTTTAATCCTCCATTGCTGCCATGAGGAGCAGCGTTTTTAGCCGTTTGTTTCGTACCTGGCGCGCCTCATACGCGACCAGTGCTTGCTGTACATCGGTTTGTTGTTCTGCGGTAAAAGACAAAATCGGAGCCTCTTCCTGGGTTTCTTCAATTACCGCAGCCGCAGCTTGAGCTTGAGCTTCTTCTTCTAGCCGTCTTTGTTCTTCAAGTTGGCGGGCGCGTAGGATTTGCGCTGCAACATTTTCCTCTTCTAACTGCTCTCTGATGCTTTGGCGGCGCTTGCGCGATTTGCCCGGCAAAACGTCACGGGTATCCGTTGACTGGCCGCTAATATCAGGCTGACGGACTACAGTATTTGGTCCAATGACGTTTAAGCTAATGATTTGAAGCATCAGCTCAACGGCGGGATTGTAAACAACAGTTGCGCTTGGGATAGCCGGTAAAGTGATGTTTACGGCACCAATGACAACCGTAGGCTCATGTATCGTAGTTGTGGCGGCAATGAGAGGCGCTGCAATATCAACGGGTCCAGCAGTAATTTGTGGCCCGTTAATCGTTGTATCTGCTGGTATTGCATCAAGAACAATGCCAGTCCCAAGTGTAATAACCGGACCATTGACCGACGTTGTTGCAGCTATTTCTGGCGCGCTAATGTTTACAGCGCCTGGAGCTACTGTCGGGCCATAAACGGTTGTAGTTGCTGAAATAGCATTAAGTGCTACGCTGACTGAAGTATTAAGCTGCGGCTGATAAACTGTAGTAGTGGCAGCAATGAGAGGCGCTGCAATATTAACTGCCCCGACACTAATACTAGGCTGGTGAACCGTAGTAGTTGCTGCAATGACTGGCAGAACAATGTTAATTGGTAAAGCAGTAACAGTTGGTTCGTAAACAGTGGTAGTTGCTGCAATGTTAGACAGGCTAATGTCTAAAGGCCCGGGAGTAATGCTTGGCTGATAAACTGTGGTAGCGGCACTAATTACGTCGAGCGTGATAGACTGGGCGGAGGCGCCTTCTGGAGCAAAATAAATAGGTTGGGGATAATAAATGCTTGGGTGATCTTCGTAGGTTGGCGTACCTACAGAGGTCATGTTGCGGCCACCACTACTGAAGTCGTTACCCGAATTGCCAAAAAATCCGCCTAGCGGATAATATGTTAAAATACTTGCGGGGCGAATTGATAAAGGGTGTGCGCCGTTAGCTAGGGCGGTAATTTCACCTTGGGTTAGTTGAACCGTCCAAATGCATAATTCAGCAATATTACCATTAAAATAAACGGCTGGCGTGGTGGTTCCCCCATATCGACAACCAATGTTTGTTCTATTTCGTGATCCGACTGTTGGTGCAGGACTGGTTGTCGTATTTATCCCCGCAGCATTTAGATAAATTGTGCGGTCTGAGTTGCTTGCAAAATAGGCAGCGCCATGCTGCCACCCAGTTGTAATAGAGTTAGTAGAGGCAGCGGTGTACAAAACACCGCCAGTATCAACAGTGGCACATTTTAACTTAGAATCAGTGTCAATGTAAAAACTATGACGCGATTGTCCAGTTGTACTACTTTCTGACCAAATTACCTGTGCTGTTGTTGTGCTATTTGTTTTGAACCATGCACTAATAGTAAGAGGAAACGACGCACCAACAGTGGCGGTACGTTCAAGATATTGCGTTGTTCCATTAAGGTTAATGGCCACAGTTTAGGTTTCCTGAATAACAATGTAATGTAATTGCGAATCGACTGTTAGTGTATCCGAACCACTTGCAGCATTCCTTTGAATACGTAAAACAAACATATCACCAGCTACCACAGAATCCATATCTGCGCCGTTAGTAAACGTTATTGTTGAATATTTGACTTCACCTGCTACGTTGGCTGTTGTAGCCGTTGTGGAATTGTAGTCATAGGTGTGAGATACATCTACATCTTCTGCGTCATCGGCTACACGGCGAAATGCAGCTTGCCAAACACAAGCATTGGTTGTTGCATCAGCTGACCATTTTATTTGAACCGTTATACCACCGCCAGCATACGCTCCTGTCATTTGCCCGTAAAAGTCTAAATGCTCCGCTGTTCCAGGGTCAAACAACCACACAGGAAAGTTTTCGGCAGGGCTACTTCCACCTGCTCGTCGGCTTGGTGTTGCATATGTCGTAGCCGGAGGTATTACCTGATAAATCAATCCAACGACCTGACCTGAAGCCATATTATTCTTCCCTTATGTAGCCTTGTTCAATATCAATCCGACGGCGTTCTTCATCGGTTGGCCTACGCACTACATCGTTATCAATAATCCAATAATAGCATGGAAGATCCGCAACACTTGAGATATCGGGGTCAATCAGCCATTCAGCTAAGTCAATTTCATTAGGAGATACCGAAATGCGGTAATCCTTAGTGATACGATGCAGTACGTTAGGCATACAACTATATACTGAAGATTCCACTAGCCGAGAACGTGACAGTAATGTCACCGCCGTTTGGTGTAACCGAGATTCCACCACCGCCTGATTTGACATCAATGAAACAGATAAGTGACGACGTGCCAGCAGTTCCCGTATCTTTGAAAACAATTAAAGCCTCAACACTGTTTCCCGTGACTGCCGTAAACGTGACATCAGCTGCATCAAAGGTGCCACTGGTTACCGTCTTACTTGCCAAAGTTGCAGCGGTCCCCACTAGTGCTGAAGAAGCGCTTGACCAAAACTCGTGCGCTGCGCTGTAAGTGTAAGTTCCAAGGTCAATCAGTGCAATCTTAATAGTGTCATCAATCAGGTCTACTGCGGTTCCGCTAGTCGTCCCCAGTGTTCCAGGGTTAAGAATCTTTTCTTTGAATAAAGGGTATAGTACGTTTGCCATATTTTAGTCCTCGTTAAACTCAATCATTTGTGGGTTGCCTTGTTCATCATTTACAACATTGCCGTAGCGTTTGCCGTTTTCATTGTCCTCATCATCGTAGTCGGTAATCTCAATGCCAACTGGATTGCCAATACCATCTGCGATAATCTTGCCAATACGTTTCTTAGCGCGTTTCTGGACCTGCGCTTGGATATTCTGTCCGGCCATGCTGATTTGTTCCATAGCCAACCGCACACGTTCTAGGTCTTGTTCTTGTTTAAGACGGCGTTCTTCCATGAGCTTTTCAGATTCCGATAATCGCACGCGCATACTTTCAAGCTCAAGTTTTTGGACTTCAATGATGCCGCTCATACGATTGGCCTCTGAAGCAATCATGTGCTTGTCTTTATCCGTCTGAGCTTGCGTCTGAATCTTCATGACGTCAACCTGTACGGCCTGAGCTTTAATCTGAGCTTCCTGCTGCGAGATCATCAGCTCCTGCTCTTTCAGGTACTGCTCAAACTGCTGCTTTTGAACAGCAAGTTGTGCTTCCAACTGGTCGCGCTGCATCTTAATCTGCTGCTCTTGAATCATTATC